CTTGCATTTGGATCTTGTTCAATCCTTGCTAGAAATTTTTGTACTGGTCCGTAAGAAATTGGAACTTTAAAAATAGAAAGATCATTTTCAGATTGATCTTGCTTTTTAATCGATATATTATTAAATAACGTGCCAAATGCTACAACGTGTTTTGTAATTATTTTATTATAAAAGTAAGTTCCAAACATTTTCTTAACCTCTGTAGTTATTATTTAACCAATTAAACTTCTCCGAAAGGATTTATCTCATCAAACTGAAGAATATTGTCCGATTCTTCCTGAATAATTTCATTTTGATCGTATTCTGTATCAGACTCAAAAGTATTATATTTTTGAATGAAATATTCAGCAGATGAATCTGATCCTTTTACAAGATCTCCAACAATAAAATCTTTTCCTTGACCATAAACTTTTAAAACTCTGGTATCAGGATCCCAGTCTCTAACTAATCCAGTAGCATTAGATATAGATCCAGTCACTGTTTCGTTGAACTTAAAGTTACCAGTAGATATAGTAGATCCTGCTGATATTGTAACTGTTGGTGCAGTTAAATATCCAGAACCACAATTTGTCATTCTAACTGTAGATATTCCTCCTGTTGAATTTAATACTGCTTCTCCAGTGGCAGTTACACCAGCACCAGGAGGAGAAGAAAATGTTACATTTGGTATAGAAGTGTATCCTTGACCTGTATTTGCAATTGATACAAATCCTACAGATCCAGTTGTAGAAATTCCAACATTAAATGATGCGCCAGTTCCTCCTCCACCAAATAAAGATATTGTTGGTTTTGTAGTGTAACCACTACCACCATCTTCTATGTAAACTTTATTTATGCTTAACTTGGAATTTAATGATATTGAACTTGTAGTAGTACCTACAACTCTAGCTTGAGTTCCAGATGTTGGAGAACTTACTACTATTGATGGTGTAGAACTAAATCCATATCCACCGTTTATAATATCAACAGTTTGTATTCCACCATCAACTATTGTTGATGTTGCTGTTGCTGTTACGCCTATACCAGAAAGAGTTAATGTTGCCGAATAACTTTCGTCTTTAAATTGTTTATCAATATCAGTTATCCCAGTTTTAATTTCATCATCTTCTAATTCATATAATTCACATCTTAATTCATAAACATAAATTTTTTGCAATTGAAAGAATGGTTTTCTATTTTCTACAAATTTAATTTCCATTAAACTTTCAGTTAATGGAACATAAATTAGATCTCCTTCATTTGGTCTAGAAAAGTTTTTTACATTTGGAATTGATTTCATAATCTCACCAATGTATAATTCAAACCTCTCTTTTGAGATTATTAAATTAAGTTCATCAGTAACTCTAACTCCAAATTTACTCATTAAAACAGTATTATCTTGAAACCCCTCAAAATTTTGGACGTAGGCTTCAATTGGAAATGCATTTTGAAATTTTGAGTATATAGCTTCCCTAATTACCTTTCCTTCAGAAAAAATGGCTCTAGGTAAGTAGTAAACTTCTATTCCATAAATTTTAAGTTGCTCATTAATAAGGTCTTGAACAAGACCCTGTTCACCATTACTACCGTTTAGAAAAAATGGATTTAGCATATTATCCTATGGCATCAAAAGGAGCAGTTTCGTATTCACTCATCATTCTTTGTCTTATCGATTCTAATTCATTAACAGCATCGTCATAAATTTGTCTTCCATTAAGTTCCACTCCACCTGGAAGTCTTACTCCTTGGAATTTAATTAAATTTTGACCCCACTGTTTCTTAAGAAGAGCAGTAAAATACATTTTCAACCAAGAATCATTATAAACTCCAGTATAATCTGATGGATCCATAATTCTCTGGCAATCTATAATAATGTAAGTATCTTTTACTGCTGTTCCCCAATCAACATCTAAATATAATCTATTATTTCTTTTGTTAAATCTAATTTGCTTAGTTGTTGAAAGTAAAAAATCAATTTCTTCAACATAAGTTCTTACCATTGAATAATTTAAAAGTCCACCATAACCAACATTAAAAGCGACATCATTCAAAAAAAGTTGATACTTGTAATTGAAAAAATTATTAGTAACAGTACTTGTATCGAATTTAAAAATTCTTTCTACACCAATAACAAAGTCTGGCAAATTTATAAAATTAGAATTCTCTTCAAAGTTTCCACTAGAAGTAGTGAAAGTTGTAATACCAAGAGTTTCATCTCCACCTCTTGCTCTACCTCTTTTAATGTCATCTTCAGTTAATTTATACTTTAGATAAACTCTCTCCACACCATCAAAATGACGTTCATAAAAAAGTTGAAGAGCGTCATCTAAACGATCATCCATTTGCTCATCGTCAACATTGATTTCTAAAACTGGAGCACCAAGTTGTCTTAAAGCATAATCTTTTAATTCTTGTCTTGATGCGGGTTTTGCCATTATTTTTACTTTTTTAACTATTTAGAAAGATTACTTTTAATGTTTCTTGTTGCTTAAAATAAAGTTTTATACAAGATTTACATATTTCCTTCAATTTATTAATGTCTTCGATAGAATCTATGTCTCTCGATAAATTTTCAAAAAGAAATAATTTTGAAACATTTTCCAATTTAATTTCATTACTTTCCATCTTTTAATCCTTTAACTAAAGATTTAATTTCATCGATAGAAGATTTTAGAAAATCAATATCATTTTTCAATTTGTTCATAGTTTCTTCATCTTCTTTTCTCTTTTGCCTATTTAGAAAATAATTGTTACCCTCAGATATGTCAGTATTTATTATTGCATTTGATTTAATGTCTCTTATTAAATTTTGATGTCCATCTATTTTAGCAAATTTACTCATTTTAATGCAATAACTCTTAGATCTTCTATAATTGGGGTGAATGCTTGATTTGTACTTGTACCAACAATCTTTACAGCAAATGATGTAAATTGTGGTAAGTCATCAATTGTGAATGAGTATTCACGATACTCATCTTCAAAACTAGATGGAACTAATTTATCAGATCTACCATCATTCTTAGAAGGATCAACAATTTTATTATTTACATCAAGGTTCAAGTATCCTGGGAATAACTGCCAAACTTGACTTTCATCTGGAGTATCGTCCCTAAAAATCTTATAAAGAACTCTAATATCAGAAAATTGTGATCTGAATGCTGAAAGTAAAACCTTTATTGAAGATGCACTTTGCGCCAATTCAATCCTATTAGAAACATAAATTAAAGCATTTGGATCATCAACATTTGAATTAACTCTACCGTCTACAGGATAAGAATTTGTGCTAATTGGTTGATTTATTCTATTATTTTCTACAATTAAATTTGAATTATTCAAATTTATTACAGGAGATAAGTCTTCATTATCAGTTGATAATGTTAATTGTAAAGTGAATGACTTATTATCCTTGAATTGATTGGAATTTAATGATGTAGTTTCATTAACTCTAGAGCAAACCATTCTTGGATCTGTAAATGTATTTGTACTATTAATACCGACAGATTCAAATCCTTTATCTTTAAATGATACTTCTGTTCCATCTACACTAGTAGAACTTACTGTTCTAATAGAAGAATCTACAGAAGTGGATTCAAATTTTCTAATAAAATTATTCTCAAATTCTAATTTACTAAATTGCTTATTTCTTGAGGCAAATATTTTATCACCACCACCAAATTTACTTTCGCTGAATTGTTTTCCAGATTCTACTTGTACATAGTAAGAATCTATTGTTGGACTAATTACATCGTGTTCCGTATTGATTCCGGCCAAAGAAACATTGTTAAATTCATACTTACGTACTAAAGAATTTACTGGATGATCTAATTGTTTAGTTCCAAATTGACCTCTTGTAATATCAGTTAATTGATTTCCAGAAACATTTTCATATTTTATAATCTCACCATTAATCTCAATATAAGCATCAGAATTACTAACTGTAGATCCTTCAAATTGTTGGAATATTGTAGAATCTGATACGTCTATCGCACCAGAAGATGTAATACCATACCCAATTGTTAATTTTTCTGGAAGAATATCTGATTTAACTCCCTCAATAACAACTTTATTAGTTGATGAATACATTCCATGATTTGGATGAAAAACTAGAATATATCTTCCATTATTGAATTCTGAGGCATCTGTTGATATTGAGAAGATTGAATTTGGAGCAAGTTTATTTTCATTTGATCTTGCATTAACTTCACTATTGAAGAATGTTGAAGTTCCTCCTGTAGTATTAAATTTAGCATTCTTAATTGTAAATTTAAGATCATCTTCTGGAGTTGGAATCCAAGTAGTTCCATTTTGGGATTTGAATAAAGATCCTAAAGATGGTTGCTTACTGATTAAAACTTTCTGAGCTTCAGTGAATGATTGTGTAGAAATTTCAATTTCCCCTACTCTAGAAATCCAAACTTGATAGTCGCTTGAATCAGAAATAAGAACAATAGCATATTCTCTACCTCCTTCTAATCTAGTTAGATTATCAAACTTGAAGTTTGTTGCTACCGAAGAATCTTTACTAACTTTAACTTCATTTGGATTTAAAATCTTTTCTAAACTTCCAACAATCTTATCGGGACCACCTGGAATACCGTTTATAACTTCTCTAATCTGAAGTGTAACTGGTATTGTATCGTCTTTAGTAGCAAAGAAAACATCAATAGAAGTTGGGAAAATCCCTTCAGGTTCATCTACAATGAATGTCTGTGCTAGAGGATCATAATAAGTAACAGTCCTAATCTCTATTCTAGTTCCTGAAGTATTAAAGACAGTTTCTGCAGTGCTGGTAAATTCTCCTGGAACTCCTAAACCTGCAGTAGATGTAGTTAACTTCACAGAAGCATTACCAGTTCTAAATTTCAATGAACTTGAATCTGGATCAGGAATAAATACACTTCCTATTAAAGTTCCGTTATCATCTGATACTAGTTTTAATGCAGATATTGTTGCTATTGCTCCACTTTCTGTTCCAAACAATCTCATACCAGAAGTAGCATTTCCAAAGAAAGAAGATTCGTTTGAAATTTGTAATGATGATGTATCAACATTCAATACTGTAGACTGTGGACCATAACTTGAAGGAAGTTGTACAGTTGGATCATAAGGATTAATATTATAAGTTGAATCTGGATTGTTGAATACTCCAGTCTTATGATTTGCTGTACAAGTTCTAAATGAGATTCTATTTCCATTATTATCAAATCCATTAACAGTCTCACCAACATTAAATGTTCCAACTACACTTGTTATTTGTAGTAATTTGGGGAATGCATAAGTAGTTCCTGTTAAATTTGAAGAGAGATTTCTAGAGTCAAATATCAAACTAAACTCAGTAGAAGGTTTTAATCTAGTTCCAATAAACTCTATATTTCTAGATCTAATGAATTCTATAGATCTAGAAGATCTAATAACCTCTGTTTCACCTCCTCTTGTAGCACTACCAACTCTTTCAGAAGAAGAAATTTCTATAGTCCAACTATCATTAGATGGATTTAATTCAAGTTTTCCAGTCCAAGTTACAATATTAAATGGATTTACATTTACAATTCTACTTGCAAATGGTTGTTTTTGATAATCATTCTCAGAATAACTTAATGTTAGTGTATGTCCAGTTATTTGAGTATTAGTATTTGAATCTAACTTAAGTGTAATTCTGTTTTTATTTACTTCAGACTTTAAAGATCCATTACTAATATTTGCTTTGAAAATTGGTGATTTAACATCTGAAGTATCAAAATTTTGGAAATCATCTACAAAAAATCCAGACTTGAATCTATTGAAACCTTCAGAATCCTGGATTAAAAGATTTTTAGTGTCAACTTCAAGAAGAGATAATGTGCTTGTTAATTCAAGATTATCAACTCTCTTTTCAATATCTCTTATATCAGAAAAAGTAAATCTTCTATTGTCAGTTAATACAATATCGATGTCTCTGTTTACGTCATAAACATAAGCAGAACTTAAAATTGTTGCAACATCTAATACATCTTCTGATATTTGTGGTTTAACTGGTGTTTCACTAGATTCACCAAATACCAAATCAAATTTACCATTTTTATCTAAAGTTAGTTTATCAATTCTAGGTAAGTAAAAACTATAATCAAAAACTATAGATTCATTAGAAGAAAGTACTTGTGTAGAATTGTTTGAACTAGTATCAAAAGACCTTGATTTGAAATCAAATGGACTCATAGACGATGCAGTATTATAATCAGATACTCTTGGCCTAATATCAATCGAGTCAGAGTTTCTCAAACCATTAAAGAATGGAATTTTATCTTTATCTAAAAATTCTTGATAACTATTTGCTCCAACTAAGTCTCCAGAATCTGTTGATTCAAATTTAAAATAATCAAATACAATTTTCAATCTAGAAGAAGGTTCTTTTGTAGATTCTTTTCTTACTAACCTACCAAAATCATAAAACTGCTTTCTTTGACCGTTATCTAAGATAAAGTCTGAAATTATATTTTCTTCACCTTCATTTACAGTTAATACTGTTGCATTTTGTGAAGAATCTTGAAATTCAACAACTTCACTTACAATAAACTTGTTATTTGACTTATAAACGAAAGAAATTTTACTATTTGAGTTTTGCTCTACATAAACTGCAACAGCACCAGAAGTTTTTCCTATTAAAACTTCTCCTAGTTTAAAATTACTAGAATTCGCACCAGAAAATGTAATAGAAGGTAACTCTGGATCTGATGTAGTTGAAGATTGGTATACTCCGTGAACTTCAACTATATCTGCATAATTTAAACTTATTTCATTATCTTCAACTCTAGTTCCATATACAGTAGAATTAGTTAATCCACCATTTCTAGTAGGACTATATTTTGTTCTGTTTAGTACAACTGACTGTGCTTTTTGCAGTTTTTTGAATTTTTGTGAAATATTTGATTTAATTTGAGTAGTTATTATTTTTGCTGAAGAAGCAGTTGCTACGCTTAATCCTGTAAATTCTGCATCTTTTCCGCCATTTGTAATATTAAATGTTGCAGAAGATAAATTTACACCATTACCAGAGTCGTCTACTAGACTATATCTCTCCTCGTCAAAAGCTGCATAGACAAAATCTGTATTGAGTAGAGATGGAAGTGTGATAGAATTGCCAGAAATAGTTTGACCATCGTAATACTTCTTAATAAAAATACTGGAATTTAAGAAACTAATTTCTGAAATATTAGTATTATTCAGTCTTGAATATAATGAAGAATCCTCGAAGTTTATAACTTCTGGTCTAATTATTTTAATAGTTTGTAGAGTTGTAGTGCTGTCAATATCTCCAGTGCAAACATTTGAAACATTAGCTACATCAGTAACTCCAATTCCAGTTAAAGAAGAATTGATGCTAGTAATTCTAGCAAATCTTGGTTCGTTAGCTCCACCAGTTCTAGAATATTTTACAATATCATTAACTTTAAATCCAGTAGCAAATGCACTTCCATCGAATCTAGTAATTGTAGCAACCCCTGCAGATGATTCAAAATCAAACGGACCATCAATTAATAATTCTTTAGATAAAAGTGTATCTGCAGCAAAATCATCACCAAATCCAAAAGATTTTACATCTTGTATAGAGTAATCTTCAATTTCAGTGATAGTTGTATTTGTAGAAATACCTGAAATTATTAAAGGTTCATTATCTAGAAATTCACCAGAAACTTGATATAAAGATAAATTACCACCAGAACCAGATTGAACATATCCTGAGGCGTTGCTATATTGTCCCTGAATATACTCTCCCATTCCTGCACTTACCGAACTACTCAAAGTCAAGTTTGTGTATGTCTGAATGTCAAATAGGTACAAGTTAGATTGACTTGATGCATCTACATAAGAAGTATTGTCAGATTCAAAATCATATATTTTTGCAAGTCCAATTGTAGTTCCTGCTGAAACTGAAGCAGAACCATCCAATCTAGTATCATAAAGAGATACTGTAAAATCAGTGGTTAGACCTATTTTAGGTAAACTTTGAACATTATTAACTTTAATTAAATTAGCAGCATAAAAATTGCTAGATGAAGATTCTACTTCTTTAGTATTTCTTGGTTTTGGTAAATCTAAAATCTCATCTGAAGTTGATATTTCAAATCCCTTTACATAAGCTTTTCCTGGAGATACTTTCAATACCGCTAAGTCATCTGACGGAGTAGATCCATCAGGAGTTTTTTCATTACTTAAATATAATCCTTGATTTCCTAATCTATCATTTAAAGATTCAAAAGATTCTACTTCAAAAGGAGAAACATAATAATTTCCAGATTCATCAAAAGTTCTTCTTGCTAAAATTTCATTTATAAATGAAAATTTATCATTTTGCTTGATCTTTTTAACTATACCATTCTCAACTTTAAATAGTTCTATAAAATCATTATCAACGAAATTATCAGGTTCTTTTTTAGTTAAAGTTAAGGATATTTTAAATCTATCTGCCCCTGGTGCAGCAAAATTTGAAAATCCTTGAGCATTATCAAATAGTGAAGAATCATCATTAGCATCTACAATGCTTTCAGTTATCTTTAATCCAACTCTATATGAAGGAGTATTAGTATATTGATCAAGTATAATTAAGTCTGAGTCTATATCTACGAAGAATCCCCTTACAAAGTAAACTCCAGACTCAATTTTTGCAGCAGAACCAACAGAACAAGCACTTCTATCAAGTGGAGAAATTACTCTAAAAACATCCTGTCCAGATTCAATTAAAGTATTTCCTATTGATACATTAGAAGTTACTGATAATTCCTCACCATTTTCAAAAATTTCTGTAGAAAAGTCCTCTGAGGAAGAATTTTGATACTTAACATATAAAGTTGTTGTATCTCTTATAGAATTATTTCTAGATAAAACACTTTCTATTTTTGCAGTAATTCCTGTATTTTTACCTTTTACAATTTTTCCAATTAAAGAATTAAAATATGTTTCTACATCAACTCCTTTGTACGTAGATTCTACTTCAACACAAGTAAAAGTTCCGTCATAAGCAAAGTTTCCTGGAATTACAATACCACCATTTGCATAAAAACTACTACCAAACTTTTCAATTTGATCTTGTAAAATAGACTGTAGAGTTGTAAGTTCTCTAGCCTGAACTGTTACTCCAGGTTTAAAAAGTACTTTATAGTAGTTTTTCTGGGAATCAAAATCGTCATAATATGGATTGACATTTAAATTTGTGCTTTGTGACATTTTTAGAACTCTATAATAATTTTAATGTCTTCTCTTTGATCTGGTGATCTATTTACAGGTACTCGATTATCTACGTACAAAATATCACCACTCTTTGTATTTATGTCAGGTTTTGATATGCCTGATGTAAATTCTTGACCAAGAGATTCTGAATTAATTTCATCTCCATTGAAACTAGATGAAACATTGTAACTATTATTATTAATTGTTACTGGATTAGAAGAATCAAATTCTATAAATTTATATACTGAAGAATTATTTAACCCCGAAAAATTTGGATTTACTATAAACGGGTCAAATATATTTACAACATTTCCTTCACTATAAGAATCAGTATAATAATCTCTAGTTTGAGAATATTTTACTATAGTTATATTTTCAGTACCATAAAACTTACTAGTGACCAAAGATCCTCTAGCAGTTCCACCAGATGATGATTGCTCTATAAGAGCATCGGGTGTAAGTTGTTCTGAAGTGTTGAGTGATATACCATATACACCTGATCCAGTATCTGATGTGAAAAGTGAAGAACTTTTATAACTCTTAACATCCTTTATTATTCCAACTGATGCAAATTGATTATTTTCAATAAAGTCTGGATTTGTTGATGAGTTTTCTATTCTAGAATAAATTAAAACTCTATTTGCCCCTAACTCTCTGTATATATCAGCACCGTGTCCACCTTCTGGAGGAATAATAACATTAAATATTGCTTTATTATTAGTATCGATTGGAGAAACTACAGCGTCTAAATTTAAAGTTGCAAATGTGTATCCAGAACCTCCGGTTAAAACTTGAACTTTATTTGGATTTCCAAGACTATCAAAAGTTACTGATGCAGTTCCTCCAGTACCATCTCCTTCAATGTTACAGGTTACAGTATTTGATGTAATATTATATTTTGCTGCCCTTTCAATTAAAATAGTTTTTATTTCACCATCTGTGGCACTCTCTCTAACGGAAACAATTGCAGCATCTGAAGAAGTTAACCAATTATTTGGAACTGAAATGAAATTAGTTGAATCATACTTTAAAAAATCTCCAGGACTAATTGTGTATAGGTACTTCCATACATATCCATCTCCTTTGTCTGTTAAGTCTGCTGTATCAGTTTGAACTGGAGCTATAGTAGAAGGAACTCCCTTCATACTATTAGAAGATGAAGCACCGTTATTCAAGCAGAGATAAACTTTAAAATCATTTACAACATAAAAATTACTATCATATAAACTGCTAAAACCAGTTACTTTAGTAGTATTGTTTACGCTATAATCGTGTCTATAAAGATCATAAGTAGTTCCTCTTTTCCATTCAACTTTTGGAACAACTCTAATTACATCTGATGCTGTTATTTTTTTGACTCCAAGAATATTATCTCTATAGAAATTTAAATAAGTTGTATTATCTATAGGTGCTGGTGGATTTGTGTCAAAATCTGAAAAGTAAAAATCAGGATTAGCAATACCAATAGAGATGTAGTAATTGCTATCAGAACCTGCAATTTGAGAAACAAAATTAGAACAATTTTGAATCTTTAAATTATCTGTTATAATTGCTGGCATTTTAAAATTCTAGTTTATCCCTATTTATCAATTTTTTATGCTATTGTACTTTAATCAGAGTTTTCTAAATATAGAACAATTTACTGTATTAGTTCCAGGATCGGAATTAGAATTAGTAGAAAGACCAACTTCACCAGTAGAAATTGATGATATTGTTATACCAATTCCAGTATAAACAGATTCTATATAATCTCCAATCTCAATTGAAGTTGTATCAATTCCTACAGTATTTGTATTAACACCTACAAAAGTTCCAGTTGTAATAACTTGTAGTTCAAAAATATCAATTTTAGAATTTAAAGATTCCCTAGATTTACTTATTTTTTCTCCACCAACTAATATATCTCTTTTTTGAGGGGTTAAGTCTACTGGTCTAAACGTAGCAGCGTCGAAAGAAAGTCCTTTATCACTATAAATTTCAGTTTTTAAAATGTCAGAAGATATGATTCTCTTGACAGTTCTTTTGAGCTGAGTTTGTGGATTTTCTTCAAAATTTTTCTTAACTTTAACGTTATCTCCAATTTCTATAGGGGGAATTACATTGACAATAGAGGTATCGTTTTCACTACCAGCATAAAAATATATTTTTATAGTACTTCCTTCAGGAGGTGCTTCAGAGAATATAATTTGAGTTCCTCCTTCAAATGAATATGAATCATTAGGTATTTGTAAAACATCATTTACAAACACTAAAACATTTTGAGAAATCTCTATATCTGAACCTGGACTAGATTCCAAACTTAAAAGTTCTCCATTTTCCTTTATATTAAAAGTTCTTCTTACTCCATTTGAAAGTGGTCCTAAATCATCTAATTTTCTTAGTATACCAATATTCCAAGCTGAAAATTTATCCTTTTCAACTCTTTCGACTGTAAACTCTATTTCTTCAGAAGAAATTTGAGTAGATGTCCCTACAATAGATGGAATTGTAAGAACTTCTCCAACTGTATATCCATATCCTGGATTAGTAAGAATTAAATTTGATATTGTTCCATCATCATTTATCTTTAATGATACTCTAGCACCGACTCCATTTGTAGATCCAGAAAATTCAAGATTTGAATATGGTATTGGCGGATCTATTTTTACAATTGGTTCATCTTCTAATGTTGTAAATGTTGATCCTACTGACATAGAAACACTAGTTACATTTCCATTTTCAATTATTGCTGTACCAATTCCTGAAATTCTATTACCAAACTTGTCTTCAAAGAATATCGAAGTTGTAGAACCTGGAACATCTCTATAACCTGATCCACTAAAAGCAATTCCAATATTATCAGAATCAACAATAAAATTTCCATTTGCATCTTCAATTACTCCAGTAACAGATAAAACTGCTGATCTTTGAGGTTGATAGTTAGTTCCATTGCTTGTTCCATATGCAACTATTATACCATTTCTAGGAAGACCTCTTATGTTAACATCGTAATCTTTACTAGTAGTAAATCCATTTGCTGAAGATATTCCTGTGAAAACTATATTAGTTGAAGATCCAGAATCATCATCAAAACTAAATGATTCATCAAAACCTGGAAATTGAAATAAATTATTAATTAATACAATACCATTTTCAGATTTTATACCAACAGTCGATATTCCAGATTCCTTCAATTCGAAAGAAGTTGTTATACCATTAAACTCCTCAGAAAAATCATCAAATACTGCATTTCCACTATAATCACTCCTAAGAAAAGCTCTACCAGAAAAACTGCTACCACCAGAAATATCTATGAAAGTTAACTCAATATCTTCAACTTTTGATGTTGGATCAATTCCACCTAAATTTTGAAATTCTATTTTTTCTCCAGATATTGCTTTTGTAAATGTTTCAGCAAAACTAAAATTATTTTCAAAGTTTTTAATAGCAAAGAATCTAGTAGATTTCTCTAAACCATCTGGAGGATTTTGTGATGATATTGATATTAAAGATCCAGTTTCTATTCCACTATCAAATAAATTAAAAGAATTATTTTCGTAATTCAAATCTGAAGTAGGTATATCAAACTTCAATCTAATTCCTTCAAATGGAGCATCTGTAAAATAAATAACATCTTTAACAATATTATATTGTCCAGACATTACTTCAGCCATTGTAGTTGAAGGTGTAAAATCTTCCTTTTCTGTTCCCAAATATTGTTCACCTCTCAATATACTTACTCTGCTATCTTCAAAAATAATTCTTGTCACTTTTACTAATTCATTGGATACTCTGAGAGTTGTTCCAATTTTTATATTATCTAAACTATCTAAAGTCAAACTACTTGAAGTAAAATCTAATATACCAACGGTAGCAGCAACAGAAACTGGAGATTGAATTATATTATCAATTGAAATCAAACACTTTGTATTTTGCTTTTCAACTTCTAAAGATTGAAATGTACCAATTCCGACAGAAGTTAAATCTATAACTTGACCTGATTCTGCTAATGAAGGGCTAAAAGCAAGACTTATATTATCAGAATCAATAACTAAAGGATATACTTCATCTGGTAAAAATGTAGTTGATAAAGTATTTCCAGGACTTGATGGAGAAATTCCTATTTTTTCTCCACCTTCCTCAATTCTATATGTTAATTTTTCACCCGTTTTAAAAAAGTGATTTTTAATAGTTATTTTATCTCTATTTAAATCTACAGTTTCTATACTTGACCCATCAAAAATTTTAAAAAAAATTGAATCACCTTTTGACTTTAAATTAAAAGCATTAGTACCAAAACTAGTTGGCACAAAAATTGAATTTGTAGAACCTGATATTGGCATTTTATTTTACAATAATGGATTTGTGGATCTTAATATACTTTTTTGAGATAACTTTACATCAAAAGCCGCATTTTCAAAAGGAATGTAAGAAAGAGTGTAATTATTTGAACCTGGATCAAAAGTTAGATCAAAATCTAAATCATCAAAATTTCCAACAACATTATAAGTAATATTTGCCAAATATTTATTAGTTGGCAAATTTACATTATAATGAACTGCATTTAATTGAGCGAGAGATCTTGTTGTTGTACTCCCAACAGTCTTTTCAACTTCAATTATGAAATTTGAAACTGCGTATTCTTCCCCAACAGTTGCTATACCTATCTGACTACTTCCTGAAAATTGTAATGAATCACCACGTATCAATCCAAAGTCGCTTTGTATTTCATTTGGAGAAGTTTCAGTTTCTACAAGTAAAATTGTGTCAACGTATAAAGTTACACCTAAATTAGGAACTCCATCATATGTAAGAACTAAATCAGTACCACTAGTAGATACTGCAATATCGCCTAAATCTGATTTTCTACTTTCGGCATATACGGAAAATGCAACATTTGTACCGTCATATCTAAATCCAAGTTCTTTAAATTCTTGAATTACACCAGAAGATGAAGAAATTCCTACATAAACTGTTCCAGATTGACACTCAGATAATGAAGATAATATAACTTCCTTTTGAGTTGGGGAACTTTCTGCAGAAAATGATGTAGTAATTGCTAAACTATTTACATTACCATATGGTACAGTTTCTGTAGTTAAATTTAAAGGAACAAAATCTACTATAGTTCTTGCAGACAAAATATTATTAACACTCCTTGGTACAAACTTCAATAAAATTTCATTTTGGTTTTGAGGATTTATTGAAGCAGTAAATGTACCTAAGTCAATATCTTCAAAATATGAATATGCAATTACACTTGTATTATCATCATCTAAATCATTACTTTTTTTAGTTATAAAAACTTCTGCCAATGTAGGAAGTTCAAAATCTGTAAACAATGAAGCTGTAGATTCTATGAAAACAAAATATTTCGCAACAATACCTCCAGTATTAATTGTTGGTAAAGTATCCACAACAATTTCAGCAAATTTTACTTGATTATTGAAATTTGATGCAATATTATCTATTGGCAAAACTCTATTTTCTTCTGAAAGTAGAAAATCTGAAAGTTTTCTCGATTTAAACTTCAATAGTTCTGAGAACTGATTATTATTATCTTCAATATCTAGTTCTAAAACTAGATCAAAGTTATTTTTTGTTGTTATATCTCCAAAAGAATTTATTGATAAATTTACATCAGAAGAAGCAGTGGATTCCACTACAGATGAATTAAATTCGGATTCTATCTGCAAATCACTAAACTTTTTAAATCCAGAAATATGATTTAAATCTGAAACTTGAGAATTCCAATCAGAAAGTTGTAACTTACTCCTCAAAGAATATGAAAAATTTTGATAGTAATCATTATCTGATAAAGTTTGCTCATTTGAAGAGGGTTTACCTTTAGATTCTTTCCATCCAAATATCTCAGAAGCACTATTATCAATATTAAATTTTGAATTGTAATTATCAATCTTAACAACTTCACCTTCAGAAGAACTTAAATTACCTTTTATTTTATTACCAACTTTTATTGATTTTAAATCTTCAATCTTTACAATATTTTTTGTTAAACTATCTTTTTTGTTTGATATAGTCTTTTCGCTATTAATTTCTTCTCCAGCAATAAATGAACTTTGAGTAAGTAAAACATTTGCTTTTGGAAGATCATTTGCATTAATTACAAAAGCTTTATCATATGAAATTACACTTCCAACACTTCTTGGAACTTCATATGTTATTGTTGTTTGATTTTGACTACTAAAATTAGTAACTATTCCTATTACTTTGAATGTATTATAAGAATAATCTGAAGAGTCAAAATTAGTACCAAGATTTTCAACAAATATTTCATCATTAATACTAAATGGTGGTGGATTTGAAGTTGTAAATCCAGATAAAGGAGTTTCAACAGTTAATGTTATTACAAAATTTGATGGTGTATCTTGAACAGAAGATGCACTTAGAATCTTTACTCCATTAGAATTATCAGTAAATACTATTTTATTTCCAAATCTACTTAATCCACTTCCAGGATTTAAAATTGAAATTTGATCAACAGTATTTCCTTTTAGAGTGCAAAATGCACTAAAAGAATCGTCAAGTGAATTCTTACTACTATTGAATAGTTTTACTTTAGGAGGAGTTAGATAATTTTTTCCAGAGAAAGTTAAGTCTATTGATGATACTTCATAGTTGTTTTTTAAATATAAAACTGAATATGAATTTGATTCAGGAACTAAAGTTTTATCTGAAGGACAAACATTAATTGATATTGGACCTATCTCTGATACTCTTCCAATATTTTTTGTTGTAGGAACTAATACAGCAGATTTTCCATCACCTTCTATACTTTTTATAGATGGAATTTTTTTATAATCAACTCCTTTAGAAGTTAATTTTATTTTAGAAATAGGACCTAAAACATCAGACTTTTTAACTGTATATGACAATTTATTAGAATCTGATGAATTGTAATTATCTTCCTCTGGAGAAGATGGTAAGTTTATTGTAAAAGTTTGATTTGTATTAGTTACTATTCCACTAGTAACATTATAAAGACTTTCTAGAATATTGATTCTATTATTGTTAGTAACAGTTTTATCATCAAAAACTTTTTTAGTATCAGATTCAAAATTGTAATAAAGAGTAGATAAAGTTGTATCTGTAACATTTAAAGTTAAAGAACCAACTCCAACTACAACTTCTACTCCAGAAGTTCCAGTTCCAATATATTCATTCTTATATTCACTATCTGTATATAATTTAAATTCAGCGTTTGAACCACTTAAGAATGTATCGGTTGAAGTATCAAATACAACTTTTTGATTTCTATAAACATTTATTTCAGGATTATTTTGTCCGTCAATTTGAAGTTTTGCATCTGATTGATTGTAAGTTGTAGTATAAGTTGTAGTTAATCCAGATATTACTTTTAAACTTACTTCATCTCCAACATCTAATCCGTGAGAAGATGCTGTAGAAACAACTGTTTCATTAAATATTGCTTGACCTGAAATTACAGTTCTGTTTGTATTTAATTTGTGAAGTCTTCCTGTTCCTTTATCAGTATAATATAATAAACCACTTAAATCGTTTTGAATAGTTGTCAATCCAATTACACTGTTTCCAAAATCTACAATATACAATTCTGAAAAACTAGATAAGGATTGATCACTTTGAACATCTGAAAATGCTGAATTGTTAGAATATGATACTGACTCTCCAGACTTAAATTCATTATTAGGCATCCATATTCCTGCTGTCCTAATATATTTCGTTTGAGAAACTCCAGCTCCAAGTGGTTCTAGATTAACAGTATTTCCAGCACCTGCAGAAGTATCTGATCCTAATGAAACAAGATCAGAATTGAAATAATATGATACATCTTTTTCTGGAAGATCTAGAGATTTACTTTCATTAAAACTAAATTTATTCTGTTTTAACTCAACTAAAGAACCAATAGAAGATGATGGAGAAGAAGATTCTCTTAAAATATTAACTCTATTGTTTAAATAGTCAAAACCAATAACAGTAGCAGTTTCATCGGAAATTTTTATTTCTGAATCTATATCAAAAATTTTTATAGAATCTTTAATTTTAATTGAAGTTACAATTCCAGTATTAGATTCAGAATCTAAATTTTCATCTAGACTTGTTTTAAATTCATTTACATTTATTTGCTTAACTCCATTCAATGATTTAAAATTAGAATCAGTAATTCCTGAAATTTTTATAAAGAAATCATCCTTGAAATTGTGTGCAGTTGTAGCAATTCCTGTAATTATATTATTATTTGAAACAAATGTTATATTTTGAACTGTTTTTGTATTAGAATTTATTGTTGTAATTCCAACTCCAGAAAGTTCAGTAATCTCTGCTGATGCTCCAAATCCACCTGTACCATCATTGTCAAATGTCAGTTTACTACCTATAGAATATCCTTCACCAGAATCTATTACTTCGACATTATCAATATCACCAGATAAAGTTTTTAGTACAATTGCTTCTTCTTTTTTTGGATTTGGTCTGTAATCAAAATAATCGTAGTAGTTTAATTGATCTTTAACATAATATGGTAAAGTATATTTGATTATATCTAATTTGTTAAAGTCTAAATTTTGACTAAAATTAAATTCAAAGTTTTCTTGTAATGGTTTGAATTTATATGTATCTCCTATGAAGAATGGAAAAGATGAAGTTGCAAAATATGCATAAACTCCATTTGGATATTCTGGTGTAATGCAATATCTTCCATTATGCTTATCTAAAGATCCTATATTTTCTACGAATTTAAAATCTTCTATAACATCTGTAATTCTTTGTATTTTTGATTTTTTATAACTACTGGTCATTTCAATTATATTACCAGTTCCATCATTGTTCTCAAATGCAAAAGGTCCATAAATTGGACATCCATCGTAAGCCCATCCAATTATAGGAGAATGTAATTTCGAATCATTTGCACCTAGAAGATTCTTTAGAGTATTGGTTAGTTTATATACTCCATATATGTTATTTTCTGGTCTATAGACATCATTAACTATAATCCCTCTGTTTAGTATTGAAGTTTTATACCTATCAACTTCATTTAATGTATAATCCTTAATTTCACCTATTGCACTAAATCCTGATCCTATATTTTTTATTCTAATTGTGGTATTTGAATCATATCCAATACCTTTGTTTACAATTTTTACACTTGTAATTTTACCATTTACAATTCCTGGGCTTAGTTTTGCTCCACTACCACTACCAATAACTTCTAAATCTAATGAGTTAAAATAGTTTTCACCTTGACTTAGAATTATAACATTAGTTATCCTACCATTTTCAATAACTGGTTGTAAGAAAGCACCTTTTCCATCATTTACTTTAATTTGTGGATTGACATTAAAATTTAAAAATGTACGAGCAGATGTGTTATAATCAGTTTTAGAAGATTCAATTAATACTTCATTAATTGATCCTCTTACTACTGGAGTTAATACTGCAGGAGTTCCTATTTCAGATATACCAGATACAGTTAATGAACCTATAATATTTACTTTTATTGGAGAATACTCAAATAGATGAACTGTATCGTTGTCAGGTAAATTAAAATCTACAATACTTTCTAAATCTTTTGTAGATGATAATTTGAAACTATTATTATCAATTTTAATTATATAATAAAATTCTGATGTTGAAAGATTAGTTAAACCACTACCATTAGAGAATGAATATGAAATTTCATCTCCGGATAAAAATCCGTGATTTTTTATATTGATAATATTGTCAAATTTGTTAATATCATCTGCTTTAGCTACAATTTTTTTATATCTTAATGTGGGATTAATATCAGTCAAGTTGACTGAATCTATTACTTTTACTTTTTTTACTGAAGTAAACTTCTGAAGTCCAGTTCCAAGAGTTCTAAGTCTAATCAAGTTTGTTTCATCTATAGCATCTTTTACCGTTGGAGCTAGTCTAAAAGAAGTTCCAGCGCCAATAGAAGAAACATAGTATACAGATTTATCTAATAGTGTACCGTCACTAGACTCAGTTCCAATACCAATTTTAGTGCCTGAAAGAGAATCATATATTACACCATCTCCAACAATCAATCTATGAGGTTCTGTAAATATAAACTTTTCTTCAGTGTCTAAAGTTGCAACTACATCAGAGTTTCCTGCATTAAATTCAAGTTCTCTTGAAATTAGTTTCATTCTAACTTCAGTCTTAACTTCTTCATTGCTTCCATTACTTATAGTAACAATTGGTGTTTCAACATAATCATAACCAGGATCATCTACAAATATACTTTCAACCTTTCCTTCTAATTGTGGAATAATTGATGATACAGTATCAACTTCCGAACCAATTCCAATTTTAAAAGTAGGAGGATTCAATAAATCATATCCAGAACCAGAATTTAAAACTAATATATTTTCTAAAGTGCCAAAATAAATTTTATCTAAAGATTTATAATTTTGAATTTCTACTCCATTAACTAAAACTCCAATTGATCCTGGTTTTGTAGTTTCTTCAGTTCTAGTATAGTCAATATCTTTTGGTATCTTTTTAAATGATTTTGAAGAAGTTAATTGCTTTCCAGATAATGATTTAGATGTCAAAGTGCATTCAATATCAACCTCAGGGATTACAAAATCTTCTTTTAATACATTAAGTAAACTTCTAGATAATTTTAAACTAGATACATTTATTCTTTTTATATAATAATCAACATTATTAGATAGTACAGTAGAAACTCCAACTATATTAGATACTCTTACTATATCTCCATTTTGAAAAATATGCTCAGATCTATTATTAGAGTCACTTATTATACTTAAAAGACCATTTTCATTTTCAACAGTAAATTTATATTCTTTTTTGTATGGTTTTATATCATTATCTGGAAATCCATTAGACTCTAAGTAATAATTATCCGTGTCTTCATATGAATTCTGAACATTGACTGCAAATTTTTTATCAACTTCGGGATAAAGTGAAGATTTTGATCTAAAAGGAATTCTTCTTATTTTTATTTCATTGTTTATAAATTCAGAAAGTCCTGATGAATTATTAATTATAAAAGATCTAGAAGTATTAACATTACTAACTTTAGCATTAGCAATTTTAATATTTCTAGATGAGTTGAATATTTCAACATCATCATCATTTTTTAAATAATGTGGAAACTTTGTTTTCACAAAACCATTAATGTTAATACCTTCTTCAAATTCTCCTAAATCTTCTTCAGCAGGGAAAACCTTTCCTGCTGAAATTACTGATGGTACATTATAATTTAAAGAATCTGTAAAAATACTATTTCTAGTAGATCCTAAACCTTTAATATTAATTTGATCACCCTCATTAATTAATACTAAGTCACTAGAATCAATATTTGAAATTGTATTGACTATTCTTAATTTTACAATGGAATTTATATCACCATCTTCATATGAGAATACAAAGTTATCAGAATATATTTCTGTAGAATTTGATATAGAATTTACTATTCCCGAACAATTTAAAAACTCTGTAGAAGTTTTATCTGTATATGTTATTTCGGAACTACCAATAACTAACTTACCACTACGATCAAATCCAATTGTAGATACTACCGGAATAGTGCTACTGTTTTCAGAAACATCAGAAACTACATATGTTTTTGCTGTAGTTTTAAATTCTCCAAAAATAGATCCTCTTGGACTTAAATTATTAGAAAATCCTGAGAATATGCTAACTTTATAAAAAATATTTTCTCTAACATTGAAAGAACTTATGGCATAAATTGATCCACTAGCTTCTAAAATAGTACCTGAATCATTTTCACTTTGGAACAGAGTCTGACCACTTATCTTTAAAGGATCTCCTTCAACTAAATCACAAATAAAGTTTTCAACTACAATCCATTTGTCATCTGAAGGTGTGAATAAAAAGTCTTTTGGTTTAATTACTTCTACTTTTTCACCAAAAAGAACTTTAAATAAAATTTCAAAAGATTCATCAGTACCTTTAGATCTATAAAAGTCTTTAGATTTGCTGATGAAGTTAGGAATATCAATTCTAGAATCAAAATTTAGGTCTTCGAATCCAGGAATAAACTGAGATTTAGTCTTTTTAAAAAATTCAATTAAGAATAAATTACTTAAATTCTCTACAGAGTCTCCACTAGTGTGGAAATCTGATTCTGATTGTGAGAATACAAGGAATTCAGGATCATTTTCTTTGGAAACAGATTGAATCCCACTAAATCCTCTCACACAACCAGTAAAAGAATTTGTAGTAATTCCAGTATAAGTTATAATTTCATTATTAATCTTTAAAAGACCATAAGTTTTTGGCCAACCTGTAGTGGATTCTACAGTAATAGTCTCAGAAAATGGATCAATATCTGAAGATAATGTTGTTTTTGTAATTAAATTGCTTGAATCGAATGAATCAGCATTTTTGTAATCAATTAAGTTCTCAGCAAGATCTACAACTCCGCCTTGAAACTCTTGTGATATGTAATATTGCTTTAAAAATTCTTCAAAATTTGGATTATCTGTGAAAATAAATTCTGGAATTTGATTTTCGACAACATCACTAATTTTAATTACTTTTTTATCTTGATTCATTTTAAATTCTTATTTTTGAGTCTGAAAAATAACTTGATTCTGGAGTAAATCTACTTCCTGAAACATTTTCTCCTGATGAAATTATGTCCTTTACAGGACTGATTACACTTCTTCCAATATCTAGTTTCAAATAAATTGATTTTTTAGCAATTACATCATTTGAATGTGGAATTGCATCAATTTCAATTATATTATTCGGTAAAACAGTTGAAGATACATTTATATTATCTATATTAATTTCTCCGGTGGTATAATTTATAGTTCCAACATTTTGAACTTTAATAGAAACTTCATCTTGATTCAAAGAAAATAAAAATAAAGTTCCTTTAGACAAATCAGAGTCTGGTTGATCACCGATATAAACTGTTTCAGTAATACCGTTAACCTTGAATCCTGTTGAACGAATATTATTTTTCTTATTTAAAACATTGAATCTATTTTCAAAGCAAATTACATATTTTGTTGGAGAATTAAGAGTTACTGGGATATTGCGACGAATTCTTACCTTTGTAATATTAGAAGTAATCGCTTCATTTGTTGCGTCAATGATACGAATCGCTTTACTATACTTAAATCTTCCTCCAAACTTGTTTAAATCTGAAGAATTTGCAAATTTTGTTAAAGAATTTGTAACTTTTGCCTTCAAATCTGATGGAGATGAAATTAAACTTGAATTGTAGTAGAATGTACTTATTAACTCTACGTATAATACATTTACATCAACAAATTCTACCGCTAATCCAGAAACAGAATAATTCTTTAGTGACTGACGAATCAAATCTTGAGAGAATACACTCAAAGAATCTGAATTTTTAGGCTTTATAGCAAGAAAAGTAGTGCCAAACTTTGGCGGATCCAGATCTTCTCCCCCAAAAGCAGTGACAGATTCTACATTTGGGAAAATTGAGGGTATAATTGCCTCATAATCTGCTGCAGTTACCGCTCTATACTGCGTTGAATAGAGTCTTGGTGCATAATAACGTACTGATTCGATACTTTGTATCTCATCTCCATTTGATGCTGGTTCATTTGTAATGACAAGTCCGGTTCCTCCGCTAATATTTGCGGAATTATTGTCTAAAATGTTACCAGAGAACGTAAAATCTAATGCTCCATTGCCAGATCTTCCATTTGTGACAATATAAGTCACGGTAATTTCATTATTATTGCTCAATTTCTTACCTAAAATACCATCTCCAAAGAAAATTTCATATTTTTCATCAGAAACTTCTTGAACTAAGAAGATTTTAGAGTCAGAATCAATGTTTATGATGTTGTCAATCTGAGTATACTCCTCTTCAGTAGTATCTGTAGAAGTATTTTTAACTTTAACTCTAATTGTAGAAGTATCAATGAAAGGATTTTGTAAAATATACTTTTGATTTGGTTGAGAATCATCTACTGTGAACTTTTTCGTGATCAAAGTTCCTTCAAAGATATCAATATCTGAAAAATCTGCTCTGTTATTTACAACTCCAACCTGAATATCCTCAGGAACTGAGAAAATAAAACTTGTATTATTAAAATTTCCTGTACAAAGAATCCCTGCTTTGATAGTTGCTGTTAAAGAACTGTCTGGAATATCAAATACAGAGAAAGATACACTCGCTCTAGCTGCCCTACGAGACAGTGGAACGTACCCAATATTACGTGCAAGTGATACTACATTCTCACGAACTGTAGCAGAGTCTAAGAACGCCTCATTCGCCACCATATTGGTGTTGTAGGCTGTCAAATAAGTATTATAAGCTAGAATATCAATTAGTATTGAAAAGTTGGATCCTTCAAAATCAAAGTCTGTGAAGTTTGAATTTGATCTTAAGTAGTCCTTAATTGATTCCCGAATTTGATCAAAGTCTAAATTCGTTAGTTGTGTGAATGCCATTAGTATCGGGTTGGTTGTAATACAAAGTTAATTGTTTGTGTAGGAGCACCTAATCCAACAATATCGTAAGATATAGAAATATTTAATGTATTTCTATCTGGTAAAGGATCAACTTCAACTTCCCTTAATATTACTCTAGGTTCAAAGTTATTAATTACGTTTTTAATTTCAATCTCTAGTGGATCAAGTAAATTATCTGTCGCAAGTTCAAATAGGGATCCTTCAACATTTGAACCTAGAAGAGAATTGAAGAACCTTTCTCCTACCTGAGTTCTAATTAAATTGAATACTGATTTCTTTATTGCATCTTCATTTCTTAAAGATGTAATATCATTTGTTACAGGATTTCTTAAAAAAGATAGACTGATATCTTTAAATCCTATTGATACTGCATTGAGAGGCACTTTGTCTTTCTCAAAAATTATATATGTATTTATTTGAGTTTTATTGAAAGAAATTCGACGTTCGCTTATTGAAAGAAACGCGATATGATTACCTTAAAATAATTCCAAGCATAAAAAAAGAAGTCTCTTTCGAGACTTCATATGATCTGAGAAAATTCAGTCGAAGTATTCCTCAAGATATAATGACGCTACCGACATTTTAATAAGGGCAGAAGATGCCATCACAGTGATTAAGAGCGTCGTTAAGTTAACGCTATTCAGTTTTCTGAGAGTATTTGACATTTAAACTACGTAAAAGACACAGACTCTCAAATCAGAAATAGTTGTAAAGAATTATCTACCTTGACCCCTATAACGTTTTCGCTTTCCATTCCGAGATGATGCAGAGAGTTTCGTATATTGCGAGCTCCCCTGTCTCGTTTTTTTCGGACGACTTTCGATAGTCTCCTTTCCATTTTTCCCTGGACGCAGTGCCATAATTAATCTCCTTCGGTACTTGTGTATTCTACCATAATTTCCTCAGGAAGGGGAACCCCTGTTGCATAAAATTCTTCAGTTAATTGATCAAGAACTTCAAACATTGATTCTTCAGAAAGACCGTGGTAGATCTTTCTCCCCTGACAGTATATATTGATTTTTTCTGTTTTCATTTGCTCAAAATTTTATCCAACTAATATTTATTTTTCTAACGCCTAAATTCTCTCAAACCTTAGGATTGAATCTTTTTCATCCGTTATATCATTTGGCATAGGAAGAGTAACTGATAGACATGAATACTTTTCATCCGGCGTCTCCCAGAAATACTCATCAGTATCACCAAGTCTTCCCCAACCAATGTCATTCTCAACCTGATAATATTCAGTCGAAACTTTGAAGTCAGGATCTTTTGGATTTTCTGGAGTTAAACTAAGATCAAAGATTCTACACCTATTGTTTGGATACAATGCAAACTGACCATTTTTTAAATTAATTACATTAAATGACTTATGTTCAGATGGCGATTCACTTGTAGAACAATCAATTACATCTGGATTTGCATGATAATTATCCAATGTGCAAACATAATAACCATTCATATTTCCAAAATGACGAGTTTTAATTTGCCAATCCATTGAAGCAGTGAATTGTTTACAAATTGTAGTAACTCCATAATCCATACAATTCCAGAACTGTAGGTTTGGTAGATCTAGATCTGGAGTAGGAGTTTCAGGTCTAGACACAAATGCACTGATAGGAAGTTTATCAAACATTGCACCGTATTCTGGTAAATAGGTCTCAAAGTAAAAGGCACGTCCAGGAATCGATTTAACCGAAACCCAGACACCTTCTACAAATTCACCGTGACCATCTTTGAGATCTCTTAGATATTCTTTTCTAACCCAAACTTTTTCTGAGGGTAAATTTACTAGTAGATGACTCATAAAAAATAATAATCAAATGACTCGGGTTTTTTCGTGACCAACTCTGACCTGTGGATGACACCAGATCTCAAATCCAGCCTTCTTAGCATCGAGACAGAACGAAACGTCCTCTCCACACATATCCTGAACCTCTCCAGAGTCGAAGACTTGCATCTGTGGGGCAAACCAGGGGTACTTCATCTCAGAGTGCTCAAATACGCCCTTCTTGATCAGTGTCCAACCAAATCCTGTATAGTCAACTGTAAATGGCTTCTTACGCTGACCAATCGTATCTACCATCTCGTGGTTCATTACTCCCCCATTGTTCTTGAAGTCATCCTCCTCAAGCCAATGCGCGACACTTGTAGTCCTTCCGTCTTCTGTTGCATACCATCCGCAAGCAATATCCTTGTCCATTGCAAACACTGCCCAAAATGCGTCGGTGTTGAAAACAATGTCTGAGTCAATCCATAACTGATAGTCGTATGTCAACTTTCCATCCCAAGGAAGTTGGTCCGGTCCTCTCAGTACATTTGCGCCTAGGCATTTGCATCGAGCAAAGTTGACCATACTTGAATAGTCCTGACTGATCTGAATGCTTGCTCCTGCCTGAACTAAATCGAAACACAACTGTACGAAACTCTTCAGATAGCGATACGAAACGCCCCTGCCTGGAAGGCAGAATACAATCGTCTTCCCTCTGATTCTCTCCTTACATTCTTCGATATCAAATAGACTATCCCCTGTTTCCCCTTCGGATGCCTTTGTAGGTGCTGTCGCCTTAACTTTAAATCCTTTTGCCATCTTAAGTAATAATTAGGTTATATCGTACCAACTCAATGATACTCGATTATTTATCCCTTGTCAATCAAGTTCCTCACAGGTTTTTTACCACGGATTTTTTTTGGTTTCTCGGAAAAAATTACCCAAAAATTTTTTTTATTAACTCGAAATCTCTCTCTCGATTTTGGTTCGTTGTAGGTTAGGGATGTTTGCCTTTTTTATATCGCATTACCGATAATAATTAACATCAACCCCCCGGTATAACTGTCTATGGACGAATACTAATTATTAACAATAATATTGCAGGTATAACGAATACGAAACTCACTGTCTATTAGTATTACATATACGATGATAGTAAACTAATAGACAGATCTGTAAGTTGTATTGTTAATAATATACCACGACAGATTAATTATAATTATATAACTCACACGAATATAAACTACGAGTAAATCGAATATTTACAACGACATTCTATAACCCTCCACAAGACGTAATAAGAATTAAACCACGAACTATACTCGAATAACCTCTCAATACGATTGTAGACGATTATAGACACCTTAGAGGACGCATAACGAATACGAACTCCTATGTAATATCATACCTCAAAATGCACGAATAGGGGGGGTGGTATATAACAACTGCTATCTCACCTAATATCATAGTGCATTTGTGAGTTAATGTCAACCCTGTGGAAAACTATTAATTACTTGTGGAAAAATAGTTTTCCACAGGGTTGTGGAAAACTCCCAGTGTGCCACTTTGTCAGGTGTCCCAGTTCTCTTGACACCACGAAGTTTTTGTGGTATAATGCGGGCCAAGACTACGATAAGTAGAGACATTAACATAACAATTGGAGACATTAGATACACAATAAGAACAGATTAAATGGTTTTTTAACATATTTTTAATATGTTAACAATTATACCATTATTTTACGGAAGACAGTGCATCTTTCTTCATCTTTGGATTCTTTACCTGTTTCATCCAAGTTGACTTCCGCGAAGAATTAATCTCAGAAGGCAGTTGAGTATATCCTTGCACATCATTGACAAGTGTGATGAATCGAATAAAGAATTGACGTTCCATTCGTTGTGCTGTAGTCATTGAAGAGAAGGAGTAAAGAACAAAAGTGTGGTCTCTCTCAACCACCTATACAGTATAGACCATTTTTGGGTCTGTGCTCATTTATTGTGCCACTTCTACAGGTGGCACAGTGGTATCAGAATTCGATGGGTTCTAGTGTACCTTCGTTAGGTGCATCATCTTGATCAGGAACAATAACATTCAGGATCTGAAGAATCTCATTACCAGTATTTCCCTTGCGAAGCATATCAATAGCAACACTACGGGGGAAGTCAATAGTCACAGAAGTCATAATAAAAGAAGAAGTTAGTTTGTACAATACAATGAGTTTAATGACATCATCAGGTCAATTAATCAATCAGAGATCTTTCATCATATCATTGATAGCAATACCATCGATCTTTGTATCAGTCCATTCAACACCATCTGGAGTTTCAGTTGATCCACACTCATACAAATAGTTCACAAGATCTTGATAGTTTTTGGATCTCCTTGCTTGATTATAAAGTCCATAATCATTACCAATCCAAAGTGCGACATTCCAAGTCTCGTAATTTGCCCAACCTTGATAGGTTTCAGTTGAAAGTGTAGAAGTAGTCATTTTGTTAATGGGTTGATTGAATCAGTTAAAGAATGATGCAGGATTACCACAATCTCCAATGTAATTACCATTGGGATCTCTCACCTCAGCATAACCAAACTCCTCAGCAAGATCATAACATACATCCCACGCCTGATCTAATGTTAATACAGATTCAGATTCTTGAGGTTGTGAAGGACAGAGGACACTGTATCGAGTTGCCATAGTGGTTGATTGATTACTTCGTAATTATAGCGCCTCAGGGGGCACTGTGGGAGGTTTGTGTGCCGGTTTGTGGACTGGCACACCCCACAGTTAATTACACTCCACACAGTTGTTTTGTAACAGATCCAGATGTTTGTCTGTGAAGAGAAACACCAGCACCAACAGAATTTCCAGATGCAGCACCTGCACCATTAGCAGATGTTCCTCTCCTTGCAGTTCCAAATCGCATAGTAGATAATTTCTTGGAAACTGCTTCTTTATCTTCGTGAACTCTACCCTCTTGCTTTTTCATATCATCAAGTCTAATGGAGATCTTATCTGCAAATGCCTTTCTAAAGTTAAGTTTGAAACTACGTGATACTTTAGTTCCTTGAATATCAGCAATGACTTTCTCTGCTTTATATGCAACTTCTGCTTCTTTCTCCATTACCTGAATCAGATAATCAAAGTAAAGTTTAACCTGAATTTGCTGACCCTCACTACCAATCACCTGAAGAGATTTAAGATCTCCACTCTTCTTAAGATATGCTTTTGCATCATAGAATTGTGCAATTGCATTCAGGATTGTTGCGTGTGCTTGATTGATTCTCTTGAATGAAGAAAACTCTTCATCAGAAACTTGTACTTCAGTTGCTTCATTAACAGTGACACCATACTGTTTACAAAGTTTATCAATCATTTTAGCGGCAGCATCTGCCTCACCATCAAATGTAGTTCCATTCTGAAGTTTCAGAATTGATTGAATCTTGGCGATGACTTGAGCGCGATCCATTGCTGTCTGATTGATTACTTCGTAATTATAGCGCCTCAGGGGGCGCTTTGGGGGTTGTTAGTGCCACTTCTACAGGTGGCACAAGATGTTAATTAGTCTCTCGAAGTTCTTCATCAATAGCATCAACAATTACAGTATGAATATAATCAATATCCCACAAATTTGATAAGACTTTTTCACAAACATCAAGTGGTTTATATTGTTCATTACCATTGTCATCAATAGTAAAAACATCCTCATTGGTATAAATCCACCACGCGACAGGTGCATCTTCACCCTGTTGTGCAATCAGATTGTTGACACGATTTTGAAGATCTTTTAGTGTGTAGTTCATCAGTTGTTAATTGGAAAGTTTTTACAAACAGCATCACACAAGACCTTCACAAGTTCAGGGTCATTTGTGATGCCATACTCTTGAAAGTATTCATCAATGATACAATCAATGTCTTCCATCAATTGTTCACGGGCAGTGAGCATATCCATAAGTTCAGACTTAATTAAACTCATAATTTAAGATTTCAGGAACAGATAGATTTTAACGCTTTGAAAGAACAACTTCCATCATCTTGATAGATTGCCTCATAAACTTTCACATTAGATCCTTGAAGATCAACACTCCATTCAAGTGCATTTTCAGATGCGTCATCAATGTTATCATACCATTCAGCATCAATTAGATTGTATTGAACAGGACAAACAACAAACATAGATCCCTGATTGATTACTTCGTAATTATAGGGCATATGGAGGCGGTTTGGGAGTGTTCTGTGCCACTTCTACAACTGGCACATATTATTCTTACTAACTCTTGAAATAATAGATTAACCAAGCAATGAATGCAATTGATCCAATGATTAGTACCCACTTCCAGAATACAATACAAATACCAATAATGATTAATCCAAATGCTCCACCTAGATCAAAATTTCCTTCATCACTAGTGTCAGAGTCGAATGAATCATTGTCATCATTTATTTGAAAAACACGTTGAACTTGATGATCTTCAACACCCTCACGCCTCGCAATGATGTTTTTAGCAGCAAATACATTTGCCGCATTAGTTTCAACCTGATAAGGGAGTTCTCCATCAACCCAAATTTGTGCTTCAAAACGTGGCATAATTGCGGAAAAATGAATGTTAGTTAATTTGGAATCGCGGAAACTTAAGAAACTACAGTCTGACCCTGGACAAATACCGCATCAACGAGATTCTGAATGTTTCGTTGAATGTTAGCTCCGTATCCTTTAGATATTGGGATGATAATTTTGCCCTCCGACTTTTTGTAGAACTCAAATTGCCCTGGTTGAATCTTTCTCTTCTCAATAGCATCTCTGTCTTCCTTTGCAACTCGAATGACCCTACCGATTGTTTGTAACATCTCAACTGTCGGAAGATTCCTAAGCATAATGCAATGAGTCAATCCGGGCACATTGATACCTTCTGACAGGATTGAATAATGAAACACAATGATTTTCTTTGTG